TTCCCTTTCCGTATTTTCTAATGTCAGATCTCCAACTGGCTTTGTTATTTCCTTATTTCCCAATTTTGGGTTTGATCATTGCAGTTGCACTAGTAGAGTTAGTTATTGGTGGCAATGATGAAGACGATGATAATAATCACGATGGTGGAATGATGCAACCAGTTTATGCTCCGGTTTCAAACCCAGCATAACCACTTTAATAAGTGTCCCATCAGGTCTCCAGGGGTTGCTTGAGTTTGGTATAATGATTGGTATAGGAATGACTGCCGGATCAATGGGCATCATTTGAGAAACTTAATAATTGATATATAATTTTGTTGTAAATCTTTATTGACAATGATTCGCACACTTTCAACTTTAGCACTTAGTATTGGCTCATTGGTAGCACTTCCTGCTCTTGCAATGGAAGTTTTCTATTGGCCTAATCCAACTTTTCTTAAAGTACCACAACCAACTCCTCCTCCTACTCTTATAAAAACTGAATCAATATGGACATGTATTGGATGTGATCCAGCAGAGGATTTTACATTAAATTACATTCAAACTAATACTTCCATTACAGATAAGTATGCACTTGCTACTTTGATGGGTAACATTAAACAAGAGAGTATGTTCCTTCCTAATATTTGTGAAGGAGGTGCAAGAGTTCCTTATCATCGATGTTATAGTGGTGGTTTTGGATTGATTCAATGGACCACTGAATCACGTTATAATGGTCTTGGATCTTTTTGTGACAAGTATGGATGTGATCCTAGTACATTAGAAGGACAAGTTCGTTATATGATAAATGAAAATCAATTCCAATCCAATCTTCCTTATTTTGAAGGAAAAGGTAAGAGTGTTGATTACTATATGAATGCTGCATATCGTTGGTTAGGTTGGGGTATTCATGGCAATAGAACCACATATACTTATCAGTATCTAAACAAATTAACTAATGCTTAAAATGTCTAACTATCCAGATTCTTTACTAAAAGTTACTGATGATTGGAGATATTCCAATCCTAAGATGGAACTTCGTGGCCAATCATTAGAGATTCTCCTCAAACGTTTTGGATCTGAATTGAATGAAAATGGTGAACCAAAGTATAGTGGTCAGTCAATCTATGAGTGTGCTCATGATTGGGTATCACAAGGTAATAAGAGAACGGATGGACTCGTTGCTTACTATAAAGCATACTATACTGCTAAATAAACTCACTTGTTAGAATAAAATGCAAAAAATTATTAATGTACTTGCTGTTGCGTCTTTCGCTGTATCTGGTGCCGTTGTCGTTAGTGGCCTATATGTATATGTCAACCGCGATTCCATCATTGATGGAGTTAAATCTCAGGTTATGGATGCAGTTACAGGGTCTTTGGGTGGTCTTGGTGGATTGGCTGGTGGATCTGAAGGACTTCCTGTTGGAGGTGGCGCATTAGTCCCCGAAGTAGGATCTGGTATTCCTAGTGGTGGTGATTCAGCATCTGCTGGAATTTCGGATTTTTCTTCTCCTTTTTGAATAAATGAAAAAAATTATGTCGTTGGTGGCAGCACTCTCTTTGAGTGCTTGTCCACCTATTGTTGCGGCTGATGCTGTAATAGAAGATCATCAGTGGAATACATACCATTCTATGGGTTGTATGATGCTTAGAGAATGTAAAGATGGAACCAAGAGTATTAAATCATGGAGAGACTTAGGACCAGAGTATGAGAGATGGTCTTCTGAATTGGATAGGATTTTTTCTTCAATGGATAAGGCAGGTATTGAAGCCTATGTGGCGGATGAGAAGTATTTTGTTGATAGGACACGAGGATTATATAATGTTAATGGGAATAATTTCTTTTTAAATACAAAATACTTAAACGATCCAGAAATGATTGTATCAGTCATCAGACATGAAGGATGGCATGCTGTACAAGATTGTATGGCAGGAACATTAGACAATAGACTGACTGCTGTTGTATGGCATGACGATAAAGTTCCTGATTGGGTGAAGCGTGGAGCATCTATAACATATGAAGCAAGTCCAATTGCAATTCCTTATGAAGCAGAAGCAATGTATGCTGCTCATAGTGATTTTGAAACTGCTGATGCATTAGAAGTATGTGCTAATCCAGATAAGGTCATGTGGGAATATTATCCACCAACTCCTATGACTTACGAATGGTTACGTAAAAACGGATATTATGATAAATAGCATGAGTTGCTTAAGATTTAATGCCTGAAGAAGACAAGAAAGAAGTTAAAGCAGGACTTGAGGAACCTAAGGAGGAAAAAAAGAAAGGTCCTTTAGGTAAATTAAAGGACAATATTCTTCCTGATCAAGAGGAGCAAGCAGCAATCATTTCAACTTTCGTGAGACTGGGTGTGCTTGTGTGGTCCGGTGGGATTTTGACATTAAATTATGTAGCCATTCCTGGTATTCCACAACAGAAAATTGACCCAACTTTCATAGCTTCTGTTTTCACGGGAGTTCTAGCTAGTTTTGGGATTCAAACTGCATCTAAAAAAGGTGACGGTACTATGAAGATGGATAAGAATACATCACCTGGACAAGTATCTAAAGCAGATATGGAGAAGTTGATTGAGAAGGCAACTCAAACAGCACCTGCTCAGACAATTAGAATTGAGCAAGCTCCTTTGATTATTAAACCTAGTGATGAACCTCCTGTAAAACCAACGGTATAGTCTGATGACTATCAATAAGTGGTTTGCGATTACTCTAGGTACAATCTTAGGCGTAGGGCATATTGGTATGATTGGATTATTAGCAAATAGAAATCAGTTTCCTCAACTTAACCTTCCTATTGGTGACTATACTTCTTATAGTGTAGAAGCAGGTAAGGAAGGTTATAGAATTAATTACCGTGCAAATGATCCTTTAGTGATGGGGGTGAGAAAGAATATTGAGAAACCTGCCGGGTTTCTGGGGTTTGGGAAAGCAACTATCAACTCAGAAGAACAATACACGATGGATGGGACTCGCCACTTGGGAGGTACAGAAGCGGGAAAGATCAGTGCCGCCCAAGAAAGGTGTATCAAGGCGGCCGGTGGAGGAGAGTCTACAGGAAAGATTGTCGGCGGTAGTATGGGTGCCACTATTGCTACTACTCTCACCTCTATTCCTTATGTTGGGTGGGTGCTTGCTGGTGCTGCTACCGTCTTTGGTATGGACCAAGGAGCACAAATAGGAGGACAGATGGCAACAGAGTTTGCAGATTGTGATCCTGATCTTATAGATAATATAGAGGATATTAAATGAAAAAGATTCTTCATTGGATCAAAGAACACTTACCAAGGTGGTTAGATTTAAATCACGACAAACCTTGGAACTCTTCTAAAGAAGATGATGATGAAGAATCTACAAAACCACTTTCTAGGAGATGACTAATGAACAAAGTTAAAGCTGGATTTGATAAAGTAGTTGAATGGGATAAGGCACTTATTAAAAAGTGTCAGGACAAATGGGGATTAACAGACTATCAAGTAGTGTGTATTTCATTTGCTAAAGGATTTATTATTGGAGCAATTCTTCTATAATGGACGCTCTACTTATATACGGATTTGTTTTCCTTTACTGTTGTGGGATGCACATTACTTGGCCCGTTAACTATAGAGGAAATGGGGGGAAAAGACGAACTTAATATGATGGAATGGCCACCATATAGTTCTACATACTTTGTAAAAGACATCCCTTCTAGACCCGTGAAAGACATTAAATGGTCGGCATATATTTTGCTGGAATCAAATCGATTAACTAAAGTAGAATTTATTTGTGGATCTAATTTAAAACAAGATGCCGAGCAGAAATGTAAGGCACTTTATGGTGTATCTGATGTACGACAATTAAAAAGAGAATGGAATTAAACGATAAAAATGTAATAGAAGTTCTCAATGAGATACTACCTTATATTGAGGCAGATGGTGGCTGGTTAGAGTATGTTGAGACAGAAGAAGGGTATGTTAAAGTAAGATTAGGTGGTGCATGTTCTACTTGTGCCATGAGTTCTCAGACTTTAAAGATGGGTATAGAGAAGAAGTTAATGATGGAAATACCTGAGGTAAAAGGAGTTGTTCAGGTTCTCTAACACTGTTATGAAACACTGATAATAATAGTTAATAATACCTATAAGAAAAATAAATAATGGTATAATAAGGGAAAGAAATTATCATGTCCCACTATACCGTTCAGTACCTAGACGAAACAAGGCATCATCAAACGATCTGCGAGTATGCAGAAGATGCTTTCCAAGCAAGAAATCAAGCAGTCCACGACGTTCCATATCTTCATTCACATCCCAGTTCAATTGATTGCATTCTGGTTGAAGGCTCTCAATTCTGTGCAGTAGTATAATGATACTACAATTTGCGCACTTCATTAGTGCCCATGTAATGTTTCTTCAAGTAGGAAGCATACTCATGTTGGCACCAATTTTATTTTTCTGTAACGATTCACTATACAACACACATAGATACCGAGGTCATTAAAATGGAAGAGATAGTTTGGGGCGTTATGTATGCCATGGGCCTATTATTAACTGGCACAGGGTGGGTCATTTACTATATAATGAGGACATCGTATATTGAGATGAGTGATGACACGATTAATTCTTCTGACACTTCTGTTAATCTTCCCTCTTCAACTTAAAGCACAAGAGGCACAGAATCCTTATAGAGGACCATATAGATTACCAGATAATAGTTATAATGCTGAACGGTGGATTAATATGATGAAGAATTGGAGAGCAGAACAACAATGGACTGACCCTGCTGATTCTATAAATAATGCACTAGCAGATCTGGAGATTGACTATGGGAGCACTGACACCCCCAAGCAGAAAAAGTTGTTACAATTTCCGGGTTACGGAGATAACGAAAGTCCTTGATGGAGACACGATTGATGTTCTCATCGATCTAGGATTTGATCTTTTTAAAAAAGAGAGAGTTAGAATTGCTGGTGTAGATACTCCTGAGAAACGCACTAGAAATTTAGAGGAGAAGGCCCTTGGAGTCGATGCAACCAACTGGCTCAAAGAAAAATTGGAAAGTACTTTGGCTGGTGATGATGAGCTCACTATTAGGACTGAACTTGTTGGTGGGGTCGGTAAGTATGGGAGGCTTCTGGGCTGGTTATACGTGGGCGAATCAGTGGTGTCCCTCAACGAGCAAATGATTACCGAAGGATATGCACATGCTTATG